AAATTTTTAATTTCACCTTCCATTTCCTTGGTGAGTTTGATAATGTCAGAAGTCGGCAGTGTTGATATCTTTATACGAAAAAATTTGCTGAATCAAATGCTACAGGTATTGTGTATTCAGCAGGTGCTCCGTTCTTAATTTCTTCTTCTGAAGATTTTATGATTTGAGGTTTTAATTGAAATACTTCTCTATTTTTTTCCAAATGCTCCATGATGGAACTGAAAAATTGTTTGTCAGTGTTTTCCAAAAACTCTTTGATTTGTTTGGCATCGGTTACAGTCTCGCCATCCACTGTGATTGATGCTATTGTGTTAGCCACCATGCCCACACTTAATTCTGTTAATTTTTTGAAAGTTACTTGAAATGCTTTTACTTTTTCTTCATCATTCATTTTTGTGTCATCTACAATCTTTTGAATTCTTTGCTGTTCAAATGTTTGGATTGCACTTTCGGTAAACTCTTTGTACGTTAAAGGTTTTGTTTTTACTTCCATGTTTTGATAAAAAAATGTATCATTGTATTGTGCTGACAGGATGCTGTTCAAACTTTCTTGTAAATCCAACACCAATTCTTTCTCAATGGATGTGCCCGGCACTTTGATTGGCATAGTCATGCTGGTTCCATATGTGGCCATTCTGATGGTCATCAATGCCGCATCGCAATCTATCGAAGGCATTGCCCATGCATTCTTAATTGACGGTATACAACTCTGTATCACTGTCACAGTGGCTTCTCCATTCAACAATGCATCTGGAGTTTTCAGCAACATTTCATCTTTTGCTGTCATAGGATACACAGCAACATCTCCTGATTCAGGAACCTGTATAGATCCTTCAGGATAAAATTTATAACCACTTGGCAATCTTACAAACTGTTTGGGCTGTCTGTAATACTTTTTAAGTGGGTTATTATTTGTACCTATTTGTTCTTGTGACATTCAATCTCCAATAAATATTGTTATTAACTTTTAAACTGCTAATATTTAGTATGACATATTAACTGCATACTTAATGATTGGCATTAAATACAAGTAACAAGGATTTTGGTATCACATAATGGCAACAATTGAAGAATTATTAGAAGACGCGGTTAAAAAAGGTGGGCTAGCCAGCGAAGATACTGCCAAAAAGATATTGAAGGCTGTAGGTGGGTCTGGAGGTGGTGGTAACAGTGGTGCTCAACGCGAGTTCACAGAAGAAACCAAAAAAACCAGCAAATCAGTTGTTGTATTCAAAAAAGTTTTAGGTGCGGCAGGAGCCGGCTTTGCAATGTTGAAAGATGGAGCAGACGGATTGGTTGGCGGACTCGGTGTTCTATCACAAAGCACCACAGGATTAAACAAAGTATTTTTACAATTCACAGCCGACCTAGCGGCAAGAGTGTTTGAAAATGTTGACACTTTCAGAAACTTGGCAGAGATAGGCGCGAACACAACTCAAACAGTTAGTGATTTTAGACGTATAGCAGGCGACGCCGGAATAGACATGACAAGATTAGCCCAGGCATTAATGAGTGCCAACACATCACTGGCTGGTTTTGGCGGTAGTGCAAACGAAGGTGCAAGAAGATTCAACACAATAATGACATCACTATTACAGAGTGATTTCAGAAAAACAATCGCAGGTCTTGGATTTTCTATGGAAGATATCACAGAAGGCTTTGCTGATTATCTAGACTTACAGACTACTTTGGGCAGATCTCAATCAATGAGTAATTCACAGTTGGTTGCAGGCTCGCAAGAATATCTATTGAGATTAGACCAATTGTCAAGATTAACTGGATTGCAAAGAGATCAAGTGAAAGATGAATTACAAGCAGTGGCAGATGCCAGAGAGTTACGTTTAATTTCAAACAGTGAAATAGAAGCAACCATGGTAAGGGTCAAAGCGGCGGCACCAGAAATGGTAAGTGCTGTTACAGGATTGTTAGCAAAAGGATTCCCAGAAGGCGGAGAACAAGTTGGTATATTTGCTGTGGACGGTGTGCGTGAAGCAGTGTCGGCATTGAGAGATGGTGTACCTGGTGCAAGTGATATGTTTATTCAAGCACTGGCACGTAACGGTGAAAGCATTGCCAACATGGACGAAGGTCAGAAAAAATTAATTGCTACTCAACTAGGCGTGGGCAATGAATTTTTCAATGTTGCGGCAGATTCTGTTAAGTTCAGAAAATTCTTAGGACAAAGTACAAGTGCCATCATAGCAGAACAAGAAGCAAGAGCGGCAAGCACTGAAGGTGCAAAACAATTTCAGAATGCCAGTGAAAACTTGCGTTCAAAATTTCAAAAATTATTGACTCCATTCCAACAAGGAGTTGATATTATTATAGGTGGCTTGGCAAGCATAATTGGTCCTGAATCTTTTATTGCAACCACATTGGATGATTTAGGAACGAAATTTAACGATTGGTTCGATGAGTTGTCAGAAGGTGGCAAAGTGGCAATGGGAGGACTATACGTTGCGGCAGGTGTAGCGGCGGCGGCATTGACTGCGATCGCCGGCAAGAAAGCCGTCAAGGGAGTTACAAGTTATCTAACAGGAGGCGGACCGGGTGGTGGAGCGAAATCTGTTTTAGGAAAGACTGGTGCAGGTGGTGGCGGTTTACTAGCCGGCATGGGTGGCGGACTAAAAGGTTTAGCAGGCGGTTTGACAGCAATGGCAAATCCGGCAACTCTATTAGGTGCGGCGAATTTAGGACTAGCAATCACGGCAATAGGAGCAGGTTTAGCCGCGGCAACTTTCTTAATGGGAGGAGCATTAGAGAAGTTTAGCAGTGGTTTACAAGGTTTTTCATTAGTAGATGGCGGCAATTTAATACAAGTAGCCAAAGGCACTTTGGCACTGTCAGGAGCAATGGCGGCAATGGGGGCAGGAAGTACTGTAGGTGCTGTTACAGGCTTTGTAGGTAAGATTTTCGGTGGAGGATCAGAAAACTTTGCCAAAAACTTGAATAAAACACTCGATGAGCTTGACAAAGGCAAAATAGACATGTATGCTAACAGTTTAGATAACTTAGGAAATGCAATGACAAATTTAAGAAGCGGTATGGTGGGATCAACAACGGCATCCGCAAGTTCAACCGGAGACAAGTTGGATCAGTTAAATAGTACGATGGAACAAATTTTGATGGCAATGAGTGATGGCAATCGTTACAGCAGAATAACTTCACAAGCAACAACAGAAATGTCGGATACAGTATAATGAGTTGGAAAAAATATTTTACAGAAGTGCCACTATCAGACGGCACAGGCGGAATGAATTCACCTTTAGGTGGTGGAGTAGGTGGAAAGGCTGGACCAGCCAAAACAAACTACTCATCATATCTTCCAGATGTGTACAGCGGTGCACCAAACAGAATTGAAAGATACGGACAATACAATGTGATGGATTTAGATTCAGAAGTGAATGCCGCATTGGATATCCTAGCAGAATTTTGCACACAAAACAATACACAAAACAATACACCATTCAAATTTGAATACAATCAGAAAGCAACTAATACAGAAATACAAATCATAGAACAATACCTACACCAATGGTGCAAAATGAACGACTTTTCTAAACGTGTGTTTAAGATTATGCGTAACGTATTCAAGTATGGTGATGCATTCTTTATTAGAGATCCGGAAACAAAGAAAATGTTTCACGTTGATCCAGCAAAAGTAACAAAAATAATTGTAAATGAAAGCACAGGTAAAACTCCTGAGCAATATGTTATAAAAGATATCAATTTTAACTTTAAAAGTCTTGTAGCAACTACACCTTATCAAACAACAGGCAATGTTACTGGCGGTGGATCAGGATATTTGACTGGCGGAGTAAGAGGAATGACTGGAGTAGACAATACATCAGCACCAGGAACAAGATTTGGCACAGGACAAAGAGAAATTGCTGTTGATGCCGACCACATGGTACATTTAAGTTTAAGTGAAGGACTGGACAACAACTTTCCGTTTGGTAATTCACTGTTGGAAAGCATTTTTAAAGTTTACAAACAAAAAGAATTACTGGAAGACGCAATTATAATCTACAGAGTACAAAGAGCACCTGAAAGAAGAGTGTTTTACATTGACGTAGGTAATATGCCAAGTCACTTGGCAATGCAATTTGTGGAAAGAGTTAAAACAGAAATTCATCAAAGACGTATTCCTTCATCAACAGGTGGTGGAACAAACGTAGTAGACAGTTCTTATAATCCACTTTCAATCAACGAGGACTATTTCTTCCCACAAACAGCAGAAGGAAGAGGTTCTAAAGTAGAAACATTACCAGGCGGTACTAACCTTGGTGAGATTGATGACCTAAAATACTTTACAAACAAATTATTAAGAGGTTTAAGAATACCAAGTTCATATTTGCCAACAGGTGCAGACGATTCGCAAAGCAGTTTCAATGATGGCAGAGTAGGAACAGCATACATTCAAGAACTAAGGTTCAACAAATACTGTGAAAGACTACAAAATTTAGTATCTGATGAATTTAACCAAGAGTTCAAACGTTACCTTTTAGAAAAAGGTGTGAACATTGACACAGCAATGTTTGATATCAAGTTTCAACCACCAATGAACTTTGCTTCTTACAGACAAGCAGAAGTAGACAACAACAGAATTTCCACATACACGCAAATAGCAACAGTGCCATTTGTTAGCAAACGTTATGCTCTGTCTAGATTCTTAGGATTAACTCCAGAAGAGATGGCAGAAAACGAAAGAATGTGGAGAGAAGAAAATGATGACTCTATGCAAACTAAACCAACCACTTCAGCAACTGAATTGAGAAGTGCAGGAGTTAGCACAGCAGGTATTCAAGCAGATTTAGATGCGGCGGAACCAGCAGAAGAACCAGGTGATCCTGCAGACAACACAGGCACTCCAACTCCAGCAGGAGATACAGGTGGCACAGGTGGCGGAACGCCAACTCCGGGCCAGTAAGTATAAATAATTTTATGATATTACGTGAACTTTTTTATTACGATCAAATAACAACAGAGCCAGGTGAGCAGAAGCAATACGATGCCACTGCTGATCAGTCTATTATGTCTTTAGACGACACACGTAAAACTAGACTGTCATTGAAACAGATCAACAAAGCAAGAAAAGCCGGTGAATTTCACAAAGACGAACAACAAAAAGAGTTGGACTTTGTGAGACAGATGTACGGCGCCGCTAACCAACCGGAAATGTAATAAATGTCTATTGCTTTTGTATTAGGCAATGGTCTCAGTCGCAAACCAGTTCCCCTAGAACCCTTACAACAGTTTGGCAAAGTGTATGCCTGCAATGCTGTTTACAGAACTTACACACCCAATTACCTAGTGGCAGTGGATGCCAAGATGATCAATGAGATCTGTCTAGCAGGTGCTCAGTTCAATATGCCAGTATGGACCAATCCAAACAGAGCATATAAAAAGTACAAAGGGTTAAACTTCTTCGAACCCAGCCTAGGATGGTCATCAGGACCCACAGCACTGTGGTTAGCATCAAAAAATATGCATCAATTGATATATTTGTTGGGTTTTGACTTCACAGGCACCACTGAGGGCAAACTGAACAACATATATGGCGATACACCCAACTACAAAAAGAATTCAGACACTGCCACCTATCACGGCAATTGGAACCG